AATCGGTGTGTCGGATTCTTTGTCCCTTGCTTCCTTGATATCAGAAACAACCTCCTCACCCGACTTGAGTAAAGCAAGTTTGACAGCCATAAGATACTTCAGTCCTCTAAACATTATAAGACCCCCCTTGGTCTTTGTCAAGGGAGGTCTTACCGACGATATTTGGGTTGCCCCAATTCTATTTATTCAATGTCATATACTTTCTTTGCCTGATGATCTGGAATGATCTTTCTCAGACTGATGGTAAGCAAACCATTATCAAACTTCACACTGTCAACGATGACATCATCAGAAAGATTGAATCCTCTAGCAAAGGTTCTATGTGCTACACCTCTGTGCAAGTATTCTGTATCACTAGTATCTTTTGGTACTTTGGATGAGATTAGAAGTACATTACTCTCTGTCGTTACTTCAAAATCATCTTTAGCCCAACCAGCAAGTGCTAGTTCGATGCGCCATTTGATATTCGATTCCTTTACAATATTGTATGGAGGGTATTGACCACCAGGATTATTCATTCCGTATGAATGTAACCTGTAGAAAATATCATCCAACCCAACACTGTATCTGTTGGCAGCATCAAAAATTTTATCGATGTCTTTCGACGTGTATCTTGTGATATCCATTTTCGTTCCCCTTAGAAAGCGAGATTTGTTGTACTGTCCCCGAAGGCGACATTATTAATTATAACACTTTTGCAAAAAAGTGCGGTGTTGAGAACCGATCTCAATTATTCGGTTCTCTGTAATACAAAAATTTTAGGATAAATAATAGTAGACATATTCTATTATCTAAAATGAAAAAAGCAATTCTTGCTTTTGGAATGTTACTGATGACCGCAGGTGCTGCACAAGCTGGCGGACTTGTTACTAAGCACGCTTCTAGCACTCAACTTACTGTTGATGCAGCACGTTCTACTGCTAGCAGGATTGGACACACCTTCACCACCTCTGGTAGTGGAGTGAGCACCACTGATGGCACCACTTCGGGTGTTGTTGGTAATGCTGTGCTGATGACTAGCGATGGTTTTACTGGCTCTGCTAGCACCGTCACTGCTTCTCAAGCAACCTCTGGCAATGCATTCTCTTACAGTGCTTCATACACTCAGGGCGATGCTGTCCCTGCCTCTGCTGCTACCGTAGGCACTATTCCTAACTTTGGTTCAGTTACTTCTTACACAGCTGGAACTGCTGGTTCTTTGGCAGGCACAATCACAAGTGGTCATGCTATTACTCTGACTGCTGGTGGCGCTGGTACATCTGCAACGGGACAATTCGTTTCCGAAATCACAGTTATCGACTGAGACTATATACCATGAAGAGATTAGCAGAGGCAATTGGTCTCGGTTTGATCTTGGGAGCATTACATGGGGCTGCTCAGGCAGTCCCCGTGGTCCCAAATTTCACACAGGGATCAATGACTAGCCACACTGAGACGACACAAAAAATTACAGAGACCATCAATTCGATGGACTATAACACAGGGTATCAATACTCTGTGACAGGTAGTGGTATTACAGCATCAGGTTCTTTACAACCAGGCACAGGTGCTAACAATGTAACTATAGATGGAGTGACCTCATCATGGACAGGAATCAATACAAGACCAAACTTTACACAGACGACACCAGGAGCAGCGTTTCAGTTCACAGAAACGTACATGGGTCCTGGTCTCAGCAATCAAACAATCATTCAAAGAACAACAGAGGTAACAAGCATAACCGACACTACCTCTATCTTCTCGCAGTAGGTATCAATCTTGCTTTCCCAATTCAAGCATACGCTGAAGTCGGGGGTGTTAGTGCTACAGCTGCTCCCGTTGCTAATTCTTCAGGCTCTGTTACAAATCAGGCAATCCAAGTTTTACAAGGACCCTACATTACAAACACCTATGGGGCTGGGATCCAGTGTCAGGGACCCACTCTAAACTTCACACCATATGTAACTGGTAGTGCTTCTGCTACCAAACCATATGAACCCTATTACTATGATCCTGTATATGACATGCGTGACCTAGATGATGATGGAGCACCAGATAATCCTGGTTCCGTTTTGTATCGCATTCCTGTAAGAACAGGGCAGAAAGATAACTATAACTTAGGTATTGGTTTCTCTGCTACATGGTCTCGTCCTTTGGATAAAAAGTTGCAGGACCAATGCAAAGAGGCAGCTGCTGCTAACATCGCACTGATGCAACAGCAAACTGCTAACAAGAGATTAGATTTTGAGATCGCTAGACTCAAGAACTGTGGTGAGTTGATTCAAAAAGGAATCATGTTTCACCCCAAGTCACCTTACTATTCAGTGTGTGCTGACGTTGTTGTGATGAATAAGAACAAGATTGCTCCACACCGTCACACTATCCCTTCCGTTTCTTCTTCCTCCTCGGGAACACAGAACGCAACTCCCGAACAGCGTGGTTCATCTGACGCTGCTCTGCTCGGCGCTCCCCTGACGACAGGACGGGAATAGGTTTCTTACGAATAGCAGCAATCTTCTTCATGACCTTCTTGATGGTAGGTTTCACTGCCTTCAATAGTATGTCAGCAAGAGGTTTTGCTAGCAGTGCTGATGCTGTAGCAATAACAGCAACACCACCCACCTGTACAACCTGACCACCACTAGGCAGTCCTGCTACTATCTGTTGAGGTAGTGGGACTGCTTCTGTTATCTGGACACACTCATTACCTATGAGTTTATAATCAGTAACTTTCTTTCTAAACCCCTCTACGAATGCACCAACAGGTTCCTTTGCCTGCTGTGCTGGTGTAGGGCACTTTATTTCGGCAGTGGCAGGAGGAATTTTGGGTGTTGGTAGTTTTGGTGCCTCAGGTATTTCTGGTTCTGGTTCTTTTCTAGTTCTAGTGTCAACACCAGCAGGAGCAGTAGGGATTATCTGCTCAGGTTCATACTGAATAGGATTAAAACTAGGGACGCCAGAGTCACAATACGTAACCAGTCCTCTGTCGTCATCACTTCCAACAGTTTTAGATTTGTTTTTCGCTTCGTGGGCTTCGACACAACCAGGCACGTCAACGATAGGCACACCAATATTTACCACTACAGGTGGTGCTAGTGGGACTGATCGTGAAGTTGTTTCAAAAACATTTATAACAGGAGGAATATCTAACTCTCGTATTCCAACATTATTTGTTTGAATATCAGGAATTTCTGGCATCAGTCCTCAAATTCTCAGCAATCATTGAATACTTGACCAACTTGTGACCCTGCTTCAGATCCAATCTTCTGACCTAAGAGCAATGCCCAACCGCCTGCCAACCATCCGATGTAAGGTATATTCATTACAGCAGGAACAGCAACACCAGCAGCGATAGCACTACCTGCCATTGCACCTTGAGATCGTGCTCCAGCGTCCGCCGCGATACACTCTGCGCTTTGAGCAGTCTGCTTTCCCTCAGCGTCTGAGACGCTACCTCCGATATTACGAGTGCCTTCACGGGTATATTGATCACGACGATACTCACGACGCTGCTCAGTACCACCACCAAAGAATCCTTTCTTTTCCTGATCAAGATTCAATGATCTCTCCGACTCTAAAACTTTAGGGTCATCGGAACGATACTCAATCTCATATCCATCCTTACCTGCTTTGATCTTGTAGGATGAATATGGACCATGGGGGATGTTGATAGTAGGAGGTTGATGAACTTTCTCTTGTGGTCTCAACACATAACCCAGAAGTCCAATGTGAGATACACCCACCAAGGCACCTAATACCAACGCTGCCACCTTCATAGGTGATTCGTTCTTTGTTGGAGTTTTCATTGGTAGTTTCTCGGTAGGTTTTACATTAGACTTCCAGGGTAGTTTCATGGCATAGGTAGAGCAGGACCAGTTGTTTTAGGCAACTCAGGCATTTCAGGCATGGCAGAATCAAGCATACCAGGGAGGGCACTAGCGACTGCCTCTGTTGCTGCTTTAGCAGCAGCAGTTTTTGCTTGCTCGATAAGGGCATCCTTATTCATAAGCAAATAAGCACCACCGCCGATCAAACCAAGAGAGGTAAGACCAGACAGCAGTGCTACAACGTTAATCAGTTTTTGCATCTTTCTTTGGCTCGATAGCGGAAACAACAGGAACCTCCTCTTTTTTCGCTACTGGTTTGGCAGCGGCACCACCTGCTTTAGCAGGAGACAGTCCAAACGCAGCTAACGATCCAGAAAAGACCGATGCAATGAAGGTGGGATCAAAGTCAAGAATCTTTTGACCGTTGGGAAGTCTGACGTAACTAAAGGTGAGAAGAGAGGCAGACCAAATAAGCACAACAACTTTCACCAGATTACCAAGGACTTCACTCTTATCTTCATCATGGTCTTTCTCTTCTACCTTTGCTTTGGATTTATTTCCGAGCATTGGTATATGAGTAAGGCTCTACTATTTAGTTTTTTTCTTACCAATATTGTACTTAGTTTCCAGGGTCCACTCACCCTTTTCCTTGAATGCAATAACTTTGATTTGATTCAGGGGTGCAATATCAGTGATTACTTCTGCATTGACGACGACGATAAGTCCCCAATCAGACAAGAGCTGAACGATACGGTTACGACGTTGAACATCGTTAGCAGTAAGATTTGCTTTCTTCCCATCGAGCGCAAAGAGTTCCTTGAAGTGTACGATATAGTATTTACCCTTCTTGTGCAGAATGTGGCAAGATTGGTAAAGTTTCTTTTCTTTGCGAGAAGCAACACCAATTCGAGTCAATGTCTCACGCACTTTTAGGAAATCATCTGGTTCTTTCAGAGTAACTTCAATCATATGAGATTCAGTCCACTGAATCTCTGGTTCTGTAATAGTGGTCATTTCAATCCCCCAATATCAAGTTTAGATCTAATGTAGTTTATTTGGTCGGTTGATAAAATCCTAAGTGCTTGGAGTGCTTTGGTGTCACTATAACCATAGTAACGTTTGATACAATCTAAGTCTTCAACTTTATCTTTT